ACGTGAAAAGTCTGTTTTTGACTGGAACCATCTTTTCTCAATACTAAATAATATTAGGAGAGAGTTACATGAAACATTTCCTTACAAAATGGTATATGTTAACCATGCAGAAGCAGATGATATTATTGCAACTCTCGTGATGAACCGTGAAGAAAAACTGAATGGTGTTGTATCTGAACAAGAACCTATATTGATATTGTCTAGTGACAAAGATTTTGTTCAATTACAACGATTTGAAAATGTGAAACAATATTCACCACTCAAGAAGAAATTTCTTAATACAGACAATCCAGAGACTTTTTTGCGTGAACACATACTCAAAGGTGATCCTAGTGATGGCATTCCTAATTTTTTGTCTGCCGATGATACCTTTGTAACAGAGAAACGACAAAAACCTTTGTCTAAGAAAAAATTGTCAGTTTGGTGTGAACTTGAACCTGAACATTTTTGTGAAGGTGAGATGTTACGCAACTATCAACGTAATGTAATATTGATTGATCTAACTTGTATTCCATTAAATCTTCAAGACCAGATTATGGACAGTTATCATGAGCAACCAACTAATGGTCGCTCAAAACTTTTCAATTATTTTGTAAAACATAAACTCAAAAATCTTATGGAAAACATAAGTGAATTTTAGGAGATATCATGGTTGCCTTGATGGTACATGAAGTATATGATAATGTGGTAAAGAAAGAAACAGATGATGAAATAGCCGCTGAACTTGTGAGAACCCAAACAAGAGCATCGGTTGAAATTCTTGCTTATAATTTTCAAGATAGGTTTAAATTTCTATTACCTGAGGGTAGAGCCCCTATTCCTGATAATGATAATCCTCCTCCTGGTTTAGAGCATTCAAATTTAAATTATGAGATGAAAAAAATGTATTTATTTTTTGAAGGAGGTGCAGATGATTTGACTCAAACAAAACGTGAAATGCTATATGTGGCATTATTAGAGACCATAAATCCAAAAGAAGCAGAAATTTTAGATTATATGAAAGATCATAAATTGACAGAGTTGTATCCTAAATTGACACAGGAGGTTTGTCATAAAGCATTTCCTGAAATTATTCCTAAGCCAACACCTATCAAGGAGTTACTTCGGGACGATAAAGGAAGATTTGTTAAAAAAACTAAGAAAACTACTAAAAAAGGATCCCAAAAGTGAGTACCGTGATACTCTTGTGTGGAGGTCTGAATATAGAACTACGACCCTTCACGGATTATATACCAAAATGTTTGCTCCCTATCAAGAACAAAACGATATTAGAATGGAATCTGGAATGGTTAGAAAAAAACAATTTTAAAAATATCATTATTAATGAAAGTTTTTGTATTCCTCAAATGGAATTGGCCATAAAAAAATACAAAGGATCTTTGAAAATTCAACAAAGAACAGAAAGAATTCTGTTAGGAACTGCTCAAAGCGTTTATGAATACTCATTCGGATTAGATGAGGATTTTTTAGTTATCAATGGTGATAACTTGTATAATTTTGATCTGAGAAAAATGTATGATTTTCATTTAATAAATAAATCAAATTGTACAGTTGCTATTCATGATACATCTAAACATGAAAAAAATAAATCAGTTGTAAAATTGACAGAGAACGGTATGATTGAAAAAATTATACCACGTTCAAATTTCAAATTTAAAAAACCCACTGCGGTATTTGCAGGTGTGAGTGTAGTCAAACCAAGGTTTAGAGAACAAATAAATTTAAAAAAAGACGTTGATTTTTGGACAAACACTTTGGCAAAAAAATCAGAACAATTAATGCCTTATAAAATAAATGAAGGGTTGACTTGTTTTAATAGTCCTAGTGAATATAATAGAATTAATGAAACGTATAGATCAATTGATCATTTTTTTATAGGTCATGAAAGGTATTGATGCCAACATATGTATATGAATGTGATACTTGCAATACAGTATGGGAAGAAAGTTTATTATACGAAAATCGTGACAAACCTATAGAGGATGGTTGTACGGCAACTTCTCTTTGTGAGGGCAATATCAGAAGAATTCCTGTTATGCCCCCTTTTGCATATGACAATGTTGGTCCAGGTAAAAAACCTGATAATTCTTTTAATGATAAACTCAAAGAAATAAAAAAAACTCATTATGGGTCTAAAATGAATATTATAGAATGACTTTTTTACATGAAAATATTCTTGGTGATATAGAATTAAGCACAACAAATGAAAATGGTAAAAGATGTTATATCACACCTGATGGTCAAAAATATCCTTCCATAACTACGGTTCTTTCGGAATATAAGAAAGAAGGTATCATTGAATGGCGTAAAAGAGTAGGAGAAAAAGAAGCCAATAAAATTTCTACGAAAGCATCTAGAAGAGGGACAAAAGTACATAAACTTTGTGAAGATTATTTAAATAATGAATTATCTTTTAAAGACTATACACCAGATAATGTTGAGATGTTCAAGGGTATTCAACCTTTTCTTGATGAAATTGAAATAGTTTATGCTCAAGAGAGGACTTTATTTTCTCATCATTTAAGAACCGCTGGAAGAGTGGATTGTGTAGGTAAATTCCGTGATAAAGACTACATCATTGATTTCAAAACATCAAACAAACCTAAAAAATGGGAATGGATTGATAATTATTTTATGCAAGGTGCAGGATATTCTGTTATGTGGGAAGAAATGACAAAGATGCCTATACCTAATATTGCAATTATTATTGCGGTTGCTGATAGTGAACCGCAAGTTTTTTTAGAAAAACGTGATAATTGGATAGAAAAATTTATTGAAGTTAGAAATAACTATGATAAATAATTATGTTGATGATACTGTAGAGTAGCATTTAAGACGGCGGTTCAATTCCGCCCACCTCCACCAAGGAGTCACATGAACGATACGAGTAATATTGTTATGTGGTGTCTTATACTGGCTTGTATTATAGGTGGATATTATATATTGTCTGCAATTTTGATGTGAGTCGTTGATGGGGGTGTTAGGCATTCGATTGAATGTGATGGGGCAGAGGAGACACATCTTGACAGATGTAAAAATGTCTGTTATAATAGTCGCAAATAATAACGATTATACTCCAGCACAAATGGCATTAGCCGCTTGATGTTGATGGGCTTTTCTGGTTGTGCCTGGAAACAGAAACAACCATTCACACACAAATACACACATAAGGAGAAATTATGTCTAGTAATCCATTTGAACTACGCTTTAAATTACTTGAAATGGCTCAAGAATATCTTCAATCACAATATGATAGATCTGATGCAATGATGCATCAAGCATGGGATCTTGCAAAAGAGCAAGGTGGTGCAAACATGAAGTTATGGAAAGAACTTCAGCCAGAATCATATTCTATTGAAGACATCAAAAAGAAAGCCTCTGAATTATACGAGTTTGTTGAAAAAAAATAATTTATGCAAAAATTGCTTTATGTAACGCCTCATCTTTCTACAGGTGGGGCGCCTCAATATCTTCTTAAAAAAATACAATTATTAAAAGACGAATATGATATTCATGTGATAGAGTATAATGATTATGGTATTTTCAGAGTGCAGAAAGACAGAATAATTGATTTATTAGATAATGAACTACGAACATTACCTCATGAAAATAAGTCATTAATTTTGGACTGGATAAATGAAATAGATCCAGATATTATTCATTTTGAAGAAATGCCTGAATTATTTAACATAGATGATGAGATAACACAAAAAATTTATACCGAAAATAGAAAATATAAAATATTTGAAACATCACATGATTCTGCTTTTGATCCTACACACAAAAAGTTTTTTCCTGATAAATTTCTTTTCTGTAGTGACAATCAATTAATAAAATTTAGGTGTATTGATGTTCCTGCATGTGTTATAGAGTATGATACTCCATTATACCAAAGAAAAAATCGTGAAGAGGGTTTAAAATTTTTAGGATTAGATCCTGATTATAAACACATTTTAAACGTAGGTCTATGGACACCGAGAAAAAATCAGGCTGAGATTATAGAATATGCCAAACATTTTATTGATGACAAGGTTTATTTTCATTTCATTGGTAATCAAGCAGGAAATTTTGAAGATTATTGGAGACCATTATTGAATGAAGTGGGTGTTAATTGTGTAGTTCATGGTGAAAGATCAGATTTATATAATTTTTATTCATGTATGGACTTGTTTTTGTTCACCTCAAAAGGACACCACTTTGATATGGAAACAAATCCATTGGTTTTGAAAGAGGCTATGAGTTGGCAATTACCAATCATGATGTATAAATTGCCAAGTTATCTAGATAAGTTTGATGGTAAAGTTACGTATTTGACCGAAGGTGATCATTCATTTGAAAAAAACCTTTTGAAAATATCTTTAGCATTGGATATGCCTGACAAATTTATAAAATCCTGGAATAATATAGAAACAGTTGATGCTGGTAATCCAGAATATCCAACAACAAAAATCACCTTACATTCATATT